CAGTAGCTCAAGCTCCTGCAGGTTACACAGTTGATGGTGATGTTAGACAGTTTAGTAAAGCTGGTGACACACTCAAGAAATATAAATTTGTTGGTTTATTCCCAACAGATTTAGCTCCAATTGATGTTGATTGGGGTGCTAATGATACTATTGAGGAATTTACAGTAACTCTCACCTATCAATGGTGGGAATCAGTTGAAGACGGTGTAGTGTAACGAGAAAGGCTTCGGCCTTTCTCTATTTTTTTTAGGATGATATAAAATGGCAGTCAAACTCTTTGGGTTCACCTTAGGTCGGAAGGACATCGTCCAACCGCAACTACCTGAGCAGCCTTCCTTTACACTTCCAACGGAGACCATGGATGATGGTGCAGTTACCATTACATCTACGGCTCACTATGGAACTTATGTAGATTTAGAAGGTTCTGTTCGTAATGAAATTGAATTAGTGACACGCTATCGTGAGATGGCAAACCATCCAGAATTAGAAATGGCGATTGATGATATTGTCAATGAAGCCATCACCCATGATGAAACAGGTAAAGTAGCTAATATTGTTTTAGATAAGCTAACTCAACCTGAAACAATCAAAAAGAAAATACTTGAAGAATATAATAACATCCAGAAGATGCTAAACTTTAGCAACCTGGCTGATGACTTATTTAAGCGTTGGTACATTGACGGTAGAATTAACTTTCATGTTGTTGTTGATGAGAAGGCGCCTAAAGAAGGTATCAAAGAATTAAGATATATTGACCCACGCAAGATTCGTAAAGTGCGTGAGATTAAAAAAGAGCGTGACCCAAAAACTGGCGCTCAGATTATTGCTTCTATTGCCGAGTATTATGTTTATAATGACAAAGGTACTACAACACAAACCTATACAAGTAATGTAAATGCTGGTTTAAGAATTGCACCAGAATCTATCATTAATGTAAATTCAGGTTTGATGGATGCAAAGAATACTTTTGTTATTTCATACTTACATAAAGCTATCAAACCACTCAATCAATTAAGAATGATTGAAGATGCTATTGTTATTTACAGATTATCAAGAGCACCTGAAAGACGCATATTCTATATTGATGTGGGTAATTTACCAAAAGGTAAAGCTGAACAATATCTCCGTGATGTTATGGTTAAGTATCGTAACAAAATGGTCTATGACGCAGCTACTGGTGAATTAAGAGATGACCGCAAGCATATGTCAATGCTTGAAGATTTCTGGTTACCACGCCGTGAAGGTGGTAAAGGTACTGAAATTACTACACTTCCTGCTGGCCAAAACCTTGGCGAGCTAGAAGATGTGAAGTATTTCCGTCAAAAACTATTACAGTCATTAAATGTTCCTATCTCAAGATTAGAACCACAACAAGGTGGTATGATTGGTGTAGGTAGAACATCTGAAGTGACACGAGATGAAGTTAAGTTTGCTAAATTCATTCAAAGATTAAGAAACAAATTCTCTCAAATCTTTGACCAAGCACTTCGTATTCAGTTAGTGCTTAAGGGTATTTGCACACAAGAAGAATGGGAAGATTTTAAAGAAGCTATTTACTACGATTTCCTTAAAGATAATAACTTTACCGAAATGCGTGATGCTGAATTGCTTCGTGAAAGAGTAGGTCTATTACAGACAGTTGACCCTTATATTGGTCGTTACTACTCTGCTAAATGGGTTCGTAAAAATGTTCTTCAAATGAATGATGAAGACATTCAACAGATGGAAAAAGAAATTAAAGAAGAAGACAATAATGGCACTGGTGGCCCAACAATGCCTACAGGTGAACAAGTTTCAGCTGAACAATATCCACCAGAAGACAACACCGTTGAAAATGGTGCTGAAGATTCAAAGACTCCACAGCTTGATGCTGATGTGGAAAAGTATAGTAGCATAAATAGAAATTAACGGAGAAAATTATGGAAACATCACAATTTATTGACCAACTTGCAGCTGGCGAAGCCGCTCAAGCTAAAGAAACACTCACAGATATTTTATCTGCTAAAGCTTTTGAAGCACTTGAAAATCGCAAAATTGAAATTGCCAAATCAACATTTGGTGGTGTAGAACAAGAAGGCGAAGACCAAGTGGACATTGAAGTTTTAGACGCTAACGAAATTAATGGTGTAGCATCTGCTGATATTGAAGTTCAAGATACGGAAGACACACCTGTATAAGTATGAAACTTTTAAAAGAGTTTAAACAAGTTACCATTGTTGAAGAGGAGAAGCAAGACTACTCCAAATTTGACGCATTGATTCGTGCTGGTTTAGCTAATAAAAGTCAGATACAAAGAATACATCGCATTTTAGGTAAAATGGGCGAAGAAAAACCAAACTTCAACCCAGCTGACCGAGCATTAATACAAATGCTCTTTATGCGAATGACTGATTTAATTACCAATAAACAGTTGTTCCAAAAGACTAAACAAGTTGTTCGTGAGGAATATCAAGAACTTGATGAAGATGTAAATGACCCTCCTTTCGTATTAGTGTTGAAAAGAAAGGCTATTCGTTTATATCCAAATGGTCAAAAGATAGCACTATATCATAACAATAAATTGAACAAGTTTTTTAGTGTTCCATATGGTCCTGGTGTTGATGCCAACATTCAGGCAGAAGATATTGAAAGTGATATAAATACCGTAAATGAAGATGCTATTGCACAATTGCAAAAAATTAAAGATAGCCATCAACATGGTAAAATAAAACATTCAGATGGTTCATCAAGTAAAATTGATGTTCAAACTGCACATGCTATTCTTACGGTGCATAAGAATCTAAATGATGAAAACAAAAAGAAATTTGCAGATATGGTTGGCAAGTCTAATCATCATCTACGAAAAGCCGCAGAGTTTTCATGGAAAAGCATGAAGTGATAAACTTTGTTGATTTAATATTACAAAACAAATTAGACGAAGCAAAACAAGTATTATTTGACCGTCTTGATGAAATGGTCGCAGAACGCCTAGAAAGCGCTAAGCGATATGTAGCAGCGGATAGATTTGAAGAGGTAGAAGAGCTTGAAGAAGCAACTCGCCGTAATCCCAACATTATTAAGATGGGAAGAATTCAAAAGATTCGCCGTAGAATACGAAGAAATGCTAAAGGACGAATTGTTGTTCAAAAGAACAGAAGGCGTTCAGGTATAAAAGGTTATCGTGTATCTGGTAATACAGTTAGACGAATACCAGCAACAACAAAAATTAGAAAAGCCCGTTTATTAAAACGGTCATGGAAAACAACTAGAAGAGCAAAACTTCGCAGAACATTAATGAAACGAAAGATGTCTATGCGTAGAAGAGCCGGATTAGGACTAAAATAAAATGCCATTTGAAATTATTAACACGATAAGGTCATCTTCAATTATTAGAGTTGAAGGCACAGGTACAACCACAGTAGCTTTAGCTAACTTAGCTGCTAATGGTAATGAAACTGTAACTTCAGCAAATATCAAACGAATCAACTGGTCAACAAACGGCAATATTCAAATTGTCCGAAACTCTGTGCCAATTGCTTCATTACATAGTGCAGGTGAACTGCGTTGCGATGATTATGGATATTCAATTGCTAATAACAATACTTCATCTATCGTAATTACGGTTAATACTGGTGGCACGGTGGTATTAGAAGTATCAAAAGAAACAACTTATGCAACACCATTAACAGGATTCTAACATGAAACTTATTAGAGAAACCGTAGAAAATGTAAAGTATATCACAGAGGCTTCCGAAAACGGTAAAAAGCATCTTTATATTGAAGGTACTTTCCTTGTTGGAGATACAGTTAATCGTAACAATAGAATGTATAAGATGGATACACTTCGCAACGAAGTAACCCGTTATAACGAAGAATATATTAAAACGAATCGTGCATTAGGTGAGTTAGGTCATCCTGACACACCATCAATCAATCTTGAAAGAGTATCTCATAAGATTGTATCACTATCAGAAGATGGTAATACATTCTATGGTAAAGCTCTTATCCTTGAAACACCATATGGTCAAATTGTTAAAAACTTTATTGACAACGATGTAAGTATTGGTGTATCTTCAAGAGCTCTTGGATCAGTAGTTACAACTAAAGAAGGTTATAACCTTGTCCAAGATGACCTAAAATTAGCAACAGCGGCAGACATTGTTGCGGATCCATCAGCACCGGGTGCCTTTGTAAATGGCATCATG